TTGGAAACGGGGGGGTTGACCACACCCCACCAGACCCGACCACACCTTGCCACACCCGAACCGCACCGTGCCACAACCTCATTATAGCTCAAACCCTAATCCGCCTGCTCCCCCCTGATCCACCTGTCAACGGCATCCTTGTTAAACCGCCAAAGCCTGCCGATACGAAAAGCGGGCATCTTGCCCTCGGCTGCGTACTTACAGATGGTAATTTCGTGTAGTTTCAGATACTTTGCGATCTCCTTAGTAGTCATAATCTCAGGCATAGAACCCTCCTTGGACGTATGTTAAAGACCTCACCCTACCCCGCCAGACCTCGCCATACCCTACCGAACCCCACCGGGCCACATCATACCAAACCATGCCAAACCGGACCTTGCCGCACCAGACCACACCGTGCCGAACCGTGCCATACCCAACCGAACCGTACCCCAAAAAAAGCCCTTATCCCGACATCGGGGGCTTGGACCAAGGAGTCGGGATAAGGGCTTGGGTGTTTGAGCCGTATGGACGGGGGACACCGTTCCGGGCCTTACGGCTACCGGCGACTCAAACGCTAATTTTTTCATGCTGTCCCGTTCCATGATGGATAGGTCTATCATAATGTTCACATGATGTCAATACAAAAATGTGATTTTTTTGTTGACATTCTTATAATCACCTTGTATAAAGGTCGTAACGGAGAGAAAAGGCATGGCGCAGATTGAAATCCGATGTCAAAGATGCAATGCTCTTCTGTTTATCGCAAAAGATAGAGGATCACTGCATGGAATCAGTATAAAATGTCGAATATGCAAATACATAAATAAATTTTAGAGCGCTTCAAGCGCCATAAACCTTAGAGCTTTTCAAAAGCCGGAAACAAGAGAGCGTAGGACTCTTCTTGATCCGGCTTTTTTTGTGCTTATGGACCCAAAAGAACTCACTATCAACGATATCCCGGATGAATACCTTGAGGTAATTGCCCGGGAAACGTCTATGGCAGTCCCCTGGCAATATAGCCCGGATGATAATACGTACCGGGACCCCGACATGGGGGATGCTGCCATTCCCTCTACCCAAAAAGACGATACGTCTCTTTCCAGAGAAATTATCCAGGCACAATGTTTCATGAAGGCGACCCGGAACCCGCAGGTTTCAACAGCCATCCGGGGAGTGACGGGCCGTCTTACGGGATTCAGTTTTGGGTGTTCGTCTGAAGTTCCTGAGATTCAGACAGTCCTGGAGGAAATTGAATTAGATCCGAGAAACCGCCTCTACAATTACTGGCCCAAGTATGCCAGCCGTGGAAAGATTGAGGGGGAGCTGTTCCTATGCTTTACCTGTCATTCTGATGGGTTTATCGAAGTTGATTTCATCGACCCGGCTGCGGTCACTTCCGGGCAGGTTGATTCCGGGATTATCTTTCATTCGAGAAAGACGAATACCCCGCTTATTTATTGCATATCCGACGAGAAAGGCAATTCGGAGCAGATCCCGTCGATATTCATTGCCCGCTATCCAGAGTGGATTGAGGATGCTAAGAATCAGAAGGGGTATTCCGCAAGCCTGCTGAAAGGAAGCCGGTCACGAAAGAAAATCTTTAAGAGTATGGGCGGCTTTTTCCGGTTCATCGTCGCCTGGGACCAGGGCTTGGTAACGAAACGGAATATCGGCCATGTCAGAACGGTTCTTGAGTGGGTTGAGCATTGGGAGAACCTGAAGAAATACGAATTAGATCATAAGAAATCCGCAGGGGCATACCTGTGGGTTATCCAGTTTACTGATGTCAGGTCGTGGATTCAATGGCTCAAAATGTCAGACGCAGACCGGGCGAAGACTGGCATTGCGGCCAAGAAAACCCCCGGAGGCACCCTGGTCCTTGGGCCTAACATGGAGATGAAGGCCCTCAATCCAACTCTGCCGAACATTTCAAACTCGGATACCGACATCATGAGCATGGTTACATCCGGTTTGAATGAGCCAAAGGATGTCACAACAGGGGAGGCAGACGGAACCTTTGCTTCTGTGAATGCTTCCCGGGGGCCAATGTCAGACCGTGTGAGTGACGAAATCGCCTATTTCGAGAGGTTCCTAAAGTACGATTTTTGGGCCAATATCTTTTTCTTAAAGTCGAAGATTGCAGGGTTCCCCAAATTTTTCAAAAGCAAGGAGGCCGTGGGCTTCAAGAATGGGGAAGTCATATTCAAAACGGTGAATAGAAAGCCGGAGGAGCTATTGGACATCAGTTTCCCTACCTCAGAGATCAACGATATGGAATCCAGGGCCAGAGCTTTGTTTGGCGTAAAACACGCTGATTTGTCAGACACCGCAGGTTTGCCCAAGTCGGAATTGGTGAAAAAGCTGGGCTATGGCAATTACGCCAGGTTACGTCTAAAATACGAGACGGAGAAACAAAAATATCCGACTCTCCCGATAACCCTGGACGCAGAATCGCTCCAGGAAAGCCAGCAGACAGAAAGGGCACGAAATGCAAATCCTCAGACGGAATAACCTATTAACTAATGAAATCAGGATGTTAAATTACGTCCCCGAGATTCTATTTAGAAGGGAGGTTTGTAAACGAGATGATTTTGTCAAGGTTGGCTGCACTGGTAATCAACACCCCACTGATGATCCTGCCGGACAAGTTGAACACGATCCTGTCGGTCATCGGTCATCGGATAGGCGTTGATGCAAAGGATGTTGATATCATCCTTCAGGAAATTGAGCCACCGCCTGCGATAAGAACGGAGCAGGAAATCCCGGAAGAAATCAGCGTTATTCCAGTATTAGGGTCTTTAGCCTTCCGGAGTGTTGGTCTGTCTCCACAATCGGGTCTGACGACGTATGACGACATACGCAACGATTTTAAGGCCGCTTTGGAGTCGGACAGCAAAGCAATCCTGTTCAACATTGACAGCCCCGGTGGAGAAGCGGCGGGGCTTATGGACCTGGCGGATGAGATTTACAACGCCCGTGGGGAAAAACCGATTTATGCAGTTGCTAACGAAAGTGCCTATTCTGCGGCCTATGCCATTGCATCAGCGGCGGACGAAGTATTCCTGTCCAGGAGTGCGGGCATTGGTTCTGTTGGCGTAATAGCAATCCATATGGATCAGGTTGAATTCGATAAGAAGGTCGGAGTTAAATACACGAGCATTTTTGCTGGGGCACGGAAAAACGATAGAAATCCTCATGAGCCCTTGTCGAGTGAGGCCAAGCAAATCCTGGAGAAGGAAGTATCTGAGCATTATGAACTATTTACCCAGACAGTAGCAAGGAACCGAGGCATAAAAGTTGCCCAAGTAAAAGCGACCGAAGCCGGGTTGTTCATGGGTGAAAAAGGCGTGAAGGTCGGCTTTGCCGATGGTGTGCAGTCTTTTGGAGCCACTATTGATTACATTTTAGGGAATCGGCCGAAGGAGGTTGTAGATGTGCCGGTTCAGTTAATTAGCAGGGAGGTGAAAAAAATGACCTATGAGGAGTTAAAGCAGAAGCACCCTGAGCTGCTGGCAGAGATCAAAGAGTCCATCAACAATGAACTTACTGCCAAATTTCAGGCCGAGAAGCAGGAGCTTGAGAATAAACTGGCTCAGGAGCGTGATGGTTTTCTCAAAGAACGTAAAGACCTTGAGGCCAAAGTAGCGGCCCTTGAAAAGTCTGAGGCCATCCGCAGGGAAAAGGAACTCAAACTGGAAGCGGAGAATGTTTGGCTGTCCAAGCTCAATGAGAGCGATATCCCGGAGCGGCTTTTTGAAAAAGTTATGACTCAGGTATCCCATGACAGGTTTATGAAAGATGGGGTTCTGGACCTTGCCGGGTTCGAAGCCGCCGTGGATGCGGAAATCCAGGATTGGGAAAATCGTGGGGCTACTTCGGAAGCCCTGGGGTTTGGAGTGACCCTCAAGGAAGTTGATAATTCTGCTGTCGTGAAAGAGGAAAAGGAAGATGAGGCCCTGGCTGATTCCCTCTTCGAGCTTTCCGGGGGCGAGCGAAAGGAGGTGGAGTAATATGCCGTTAGGAGATACCCCATATGTTTACAAGGGTGGCCAAGAAGACCTGCGGAGGCTGTTTTACAGCGATCCTGATAAGGCTTTCGCCAAGCCGATCACTATACCTGCGGGTTATGGAATCGTTAAGGCCGGAGCTGTTATGGGCATCATAACCGAAAGCACCAACCGGAAGGGCTATCATGTCCCTTACTCGCCGTTTGATTCGGTGGGCTCATATACTTGGTGACGAGCTTATTCAGCACTGTCAGTCTTAACGCTGGTATGTCATTGATCCCTATAGGCATATTTTTTCACCTCCTTTCTTAAATTATGAGATACTTGCCGTCCTCAGTCCCTCCGAGATCGGTAAGGACATCGGCATTATAGTTGTAGAGACAGTCCTTGTAGAGCATGGCGTTCTTCAGAATTAACACGCCCTGCCCACCCTTGGCGTTCTCACCCGTTCCGGTATCAACACTGGCCTTCAGAATGCCCTTGGCCTCGACAAACGGATCGGATGTATTGCTCTGAATGGTAATTGCGGCCCCCTTCGCTACGGTCTGAGACTCAAAAGCGTTCGTGACCGTGATGACCGCAATGTGGGAGTAGGTGTCTCTGTCAATGGCGGTGATGGCTCCAAGGTCAGTCTGCGTGAAATCACTATCGCAGGCAACCAGGTGGTCCCCGACGGCAAATTTATAGCTGTCATCCATCGTGACCTTTGCCTCGGTTCCCGTTGTGGGGTCCTCAACCAAATAGGCAAGACCGAAAACATTCGCAA